GTATTAGCAAGACATAAAGATAGATACTCTTGTGAAATATCTACAACTTTAAATCTTGGGGGTGACCCTTGGCCAATATACTTAGATCCAACTGGTAAAACAGGACAAGCTGGCATTAAAGTAAATTTAGAACCAGGTGATATGTTAGTATATTCTGGATGTGATTTAGAACATTGGCGAGAAGAATTTAAGGGTAAAGATTGTGGTCAAGTATTTTTGCATTATAATAAAGCAAAATCAAAAACTGCAAAAGAAAATCAATTTGATAAAAGACCTTTCATAGGTTTACCAACATGGTATAAAGGTTTTAAAATTAATAATGGCTAGAAAATTTAAAGATTTTGTTGAAAGACCAAAACCTAAGAAACGACCACGAATACATAAAAAATCAAAAAACAAACAGGAGAAGCGTAGCTTCAAGAAATATAATAGACAGGGGAGATAATGGCAACACCAGATGAGATAAAACTACAAAAGGGTACT